TTACTATGTTTATTAAGATATAAATTATAATAAGTATCTTCGCTAAATAATTTTAACTCAGTTACATAATCATCTGTGTCTAATTTATTAGTAAGTTCAGCTTTACGCATACCTCTTCGTTTAGAATCTTCTACTAAATTTAAAAAGTCTGTTTTAGTAGTTCCTGCATATCTATGCTTATTAGTATTTAATATAAGTATACATTCATCTTTGTATTTAGAATCTCTAAGTCTTCCACATACCTGTCTAACTTTAGTAGCTATATCAAGTACTGTAGTAGATACATTTGTATCTGATAAGATTATACATAATCCATTTTTATCATAAATGTCGCATCCTTCAAATGCGCAAGATGTATAAAAATTTAAATGTTTTATTTCCGAATTTACTTCTGCGTAATTACGAATTTTAGTTTTACTATTTGTGGAGCAGACTACTCTATAATCTGGATCATCTAGTTTCTTAATAATAGAATTTATAGTAGCTATGGAATTTAAAAAGATATGTAAATTTCTATCTTTATACATATCTATTATATATAATAATTCTTTCTGTACATAAAAAGTATCTCTAATAGTTAATTTAACTGGAACTGAATTTTGCCATTCGTAAGTGATTTGTGGAATATCTTTTAATTCTTCTAAGATGCATTCTTCTTTTAAAGGAGTGGCTGTCAGAAAAGCCCAATCTTTAAATTTATTAAAGTTTTGAAGAATATTTACGATAGCATCATTTCTAAAACTATAATCATTAAACAGTAAATGATATTCATCTATTAATAAAAAATAATCTCCATAATTAGGTAATACTTCCATAAGTCTATGTAAAGAATCATATGTAGCTATAATTTTCTTATATCCAGTTTTAGTCATTAGGTAATTTTTAATTATATTATTACCTACATCACCAGTTACTCCTAGTACATCTTTACTTGCTTTAGATACTACTAGATTTTTAGTCGGACTAAGTATCAAACTATTTCTATCCGCATTAATTTCTAATGTTGTACCTCCGCATCCTGTAATTCCTTTATTGATAAGACAGTGTGAAGGAAGCTGCCCAAGTACATCTGATAAATAATTACACTTTTTATCAATTAAAATTTTTTCATTTTGCATATTTTTAAAATTTTGAATTTAAGTAGTTATAAAGTTAAAAAATACCGTCGTGGCACACTTCAATATTACAGTGCCAAGACGGAACGCCTGTAGTAACCAAGACGATACTAATATAAACTTAAAATTTTAATTCTTAAATATGTTAACATTATTTAACTACCCTATTTATTTAAATACCCCTCCCCGTATATTTTTGGGAAATGGATTTAGAAATGAATGTTCTTTTTAAAAATTTATAAATTATATAAAGGAGAGTCCCTATATAGAGGGTATTAGTTTTTAAAAATTTATATTTTATGTACACGAGAGTCCACTCCCTTCGGTCGCCCCCCGCCATGCGGCGTGGGAAAATAGTCTCCTTTGTTAACTTCTATATGAATTTAGGGGTTTGAACAACAAAAACAAACCTTTAGGTTTATTGTACACGAACCTGAAATCGTGTACTTAATTTAAATAATTCGTATCCTATGGATAAAAGAATTATTATCATTGAACCAGACGGACGTGTTGCCGTGTTCAATGATAGAGAAGATTTCCTCGCTTACTTAGAAAGTAAGAAGGAAGCATAATCTTCTCGAGTTGTGTTATGCCACACAACGTGTAGACAAAAGGCACCGCGAGTTCACTTGCTCTCATTAAAAGCAAGTACACTTTATAAACAACCAGAAGTTGCGCACGACACGAACCAGTGCATACAGTTATGCAGATTGCAAATAACTTTTCAGAGAGAACTTTCGCAGCAGCATCTTTGCTATCAGCTGGTAATTCATTTAAGATCGTAAAGGTTGACATCTTTACAATCGCAGGTTCAACCAACAGCTACGTTGGCATCGAGCTTGAGGGTCAGGAACGCAAGCCAGGCTTACGCTCATTGATCTCTAAAGGCCAGTTAGGTCAGCCTGTTACCTTCAAAGGTGGCAGAATGACAACTGCAAAGGACCAAACCGTAATCCGTAACGAAGGAAGCTTCGTTACTGAGTTCAAGGATTGGCTCGCTGCCAACCCTGCAGCCACAAACAAGGACGTTTGCGAGCACTGGACCAAGGTGCTTGCAGGCAAGTACCTGAATTGCGGATTCGGTTCCGCGATCATCAACGAGTACAACAAGGTACGTTGTACCCTCGCACTCTCAGTATCTGACCAACCAGATACCGAGTTCACAAAGCTTACTGCAGAGCAAGAGACCGCTTTGCAGTATGCATCTATCTAAGGTCTCTGTCCTGAGCATGACATTAAACTGCTTATAATAATGTAAAATTAAATACAGATGAAAATATTTTATTGGGATAAAGAAACGGGCTGGAAGATTTATAATAAATTGATAGCTGCCACTAATAATGAGGATCTTGATGATGATTTACGATTTGCTGCTGAAGCTCTTTTAGCAGATGGTACACCCTCAAGCATGGGATATACATTAAGAATGAATGAGTTCTATATGGAACGATTCATCTACATAATAACAAACAATTAAAACAAAAAAATATGAATAAAAAAGATTTCAGAAATTTTCTGCTTAACAATAAGATTAACAGACAGGAGTTAAATAAAGCCGATTACAAGGCAAGTGTTGAACTATTAAATAATGATAGCTATGCTGCAATACAATGGTAAACCTCTCAAGTTTTGCTCATTCTCTGATATAGAGAATAGAGAAATTCATTGGGTAGCTCAAACACTAACAGATGAATTTGGACGCAATTTACAAATATGGAAAGTAGGTGAAGAATACTACGCTTGCATAGGATAATATAAGGGAAGGCTTCGGCTTTCCCTTTATTTTTTATCTATATACTTGCTGGAGGAAAATAGTCTTTTCTTCACTTAAAAATAGTCTATGTATAAGCTGCTACATTACCTTAGCGGAAAGACTACAATGCTATATGTATAGGCTGAAACAGCCAAAAGAAATCCTATACATCGCATTGTACGCTAAATTCAATTTATTAATAATTAAAAGTATCTTTTGGCAAATTAATTATGCAGATCGCAGACGTAATGAATCGTGAGTTGGAAATGGTAGTAGCTAATGGTGGTAAGCAGCAGGATGCTTTCAGCAGCAAGGCTATTCAGTCAGAGATTGAGACTCTCGAGAAGGGTGATGTATTCATGGTATTTGGTAAGGTTTATTCTGCGCCAGTACGCAGAGGTTCAGATGCAGTTGCAGAGTACAAGCAGGCTCGCGTGTTCAAGATGAAGAATGGTAAGGTTGATCCAGCTTCTATGCGCATTGTGAACATTTACCCATCATTCTTTAACAAGAGTGCAGTAGAGGTAAACGAGAAGTGTGAGCGTACAGGTCGCATTGTTCGTGCTGACGGTAGTGTTTGCCAGGCTTATAAGAGTCATGGTAATGTAGCTAAGGGTTGGGATCAGGCAATCGAGGGTAAGGTAATTGAGGTTACCGAGGTTACACCAGTAATGCGCAAGCGTTATGGTACAGAGAACCAGACTCAGACTACTAAGGTTTGTAACTTTGAGTACTCTGACGTTAAGTTGCCAGAACTCGATGCATAACATATACACATTGAAGGGTTACCTTATAGGTAACTCTTCTTTATGTATAAAACCAGGACAATACATTGATTTAGTTTTTGTTAATCCGGTTTTACCGAGGTTAAAAGAAGGCTTTTTCAATGTATTGTTGAAAAATGGCAGATATGAATTAATTGATGCCAAGTGGGTCACTCCACTCAAAAGAGACCATTAAGAGTGACGCGTTGGTGAGAGTAATCTCACCAGGTTGGTTGTTATAAAGTGTTTATTTGTTGGTGAGTTAGGGAGTGATGGTGAAGGGAAGGCTGTGTGAGTGCACAGAACCCTCACCCAACCATTCTCCCTTTTCCCAATAAAATCATTTTTTAAAAAATAAGGATTTGTATAGTACACTCTTTTCGGTTGTTTAAAACTTTTAACATAAATTAAAGAATTTATATTATGACAAGTTTGGACTTGCGTTCAAACTAAAATGCACAGTTCGAGAGAATAGTGCATTTTTTCTATTAAAAATCACCAATAAAAAATAAATAAACACCAATAAAAAATATGGAATTATCATTATTTTTCCTATTTATTGTACTATTTGCAATTGCAATAGTATTTATCACCATTTTATTCAATAAATTAGGAAGTGATTTAAACAGCTTCTTAGAAGCAAAGTTTCCAAATATTAAAGAGTAAGAACAAAACTATGTATATAGCAATCATTTTAGGTATTATTATTCTAGGAATAGTATGCCTGTTAGTAAGAAAGAATAATAGTAATAAACAATCTAAAAGAATTTTAGATTTGAAACTAAAGAATCTAAAAGAATTAAAAGATTCTTTACTTACTACAAAAAATCTACTTGATATGTATAATATACACAAACGTATATTTATGCATTTTGAGAAGTATTATATTCCAGTTTGCATAGATATATCAAAATATGGATATTTTAGAGCAAACTCTTGGAAAGAGTTATATCCAGACAATATTTTCCTAGGAAATATATTTGGATTAAATACATGGGAATTATCTTATTGGGTTTCTTGTAACGATATAGAAGTAAAATCCCAAATAGAAGAACAGTATAAATCTCTTCTTTTAGCAGGATTAAATTCTATAGAAACTCGATTAAACAAAGATATTCAAGCTTTAAAAATTTATTTCTAATGAGTAACGATGCTTGTTGGCTTTTTACAGCCTTTTTCTTTCTATTTATATTCGTATTTTCACAATCCAATAATAAAAATCAAGATGAGTGACATTATCATTATCTACCCAAAGGGTTCAGAGTATCCAAAGGTAACAAACGAGAATTTGCAGAATGCTAATTATATCTCTGCAGTAATTAATGCAGAAGATACTATTGATGCTGCTTTGCAACTGCAAGAAGTTAATCAATTAATAGTTAGTAATCCAGAAATTGATAATAAAGTATCATTCTTAATTAATGATACTACTCTAGGAAAATTCCCAGAATCTACTTTAGGAGTTCTTCAAAAACTTAAGTTATTTATTCAAGTAACAACAACTGAAGACTTAGAAGTAACATTAGCTACAGCTATCGCTTTGGATGCTATGCTTGTATTTCCAGAAGAATTTATACAAAAGCAGCATTCCGACTTAGTAATGCTTACTTTAATCGGCATGAAGATGAATAATCGTCTTATAACTCGATTGCCTAAGTCCGCAGAAAAACTATCTTTATAATGGAATTAATTAAAACAATAAATACTAAAATTCAATCAGCTGTAGCGAAGAAAGTACCTACAGCTGATGAAGCTTATTCTCAAGCTATATTTAGTGCTTCATCAATTGAAGAAGTAATTAAGTTTGAAAGAGAATGTATTGCAGATAAAATTCAAGATGCAGTGCTTCATAAACAAACGCATATTTTCTATGCACCAGTAGATCAGCTTGATTATTCTTCTATAGAAGGAGAATTAAAAGAGAAAGGATATAATATTATCAAGTATAATGATCCGTTTGACTACTGGATAATCAATTGGAATCGTTAACAACTTTTAACAATTATAGATTTGAGAATCTTATTTTCGGGCCTATAATTGTTAAACAATTTCCGTGTGTAACTCAGTTGGTCAGAGTGCTCGGCTTATACCCAAGTGGTCGGAGGTTCAAGTCCTTCCACACGGACATGTATAATCTTTTATATAAAAATTTTTATATGAATATACAAAAAATGCTTCTAGATTCATCACATAAGTACAACAAAGAAGAATTATGTGATATAAAATTTGAAAATGGTTTTGAAAGAGCTAAAGCTTTAAAAGCTTTTAGAGACGGAATAAAATATGCACTAACTTCTAAAGAATTTACTGACTTAGTTATCAATGAATATATTAATTGGAGGGAAGACGCAGGAGATTTCGCAGATTGGATGAAATATCTATTTAACAATCAATAAAAAAATGAGCAGAAGTTATAAAAAATCTAAAGTGTATAACATTTTTGCAGGACATGAATCTGACAAAGAGGATAAAGTAAGATCTCACAAGAAGTTCAGAAGAACAACTAAATATAAAATGAAAATTGATGCAGATCTTCCAAATAGACTTTCTGAAGTCGATGATATTTGGGATTATAGTTCTGAAGGAGTTAACATTTATGATGAAAATATAGATCCAAAATATTTAAGAAAATGAAAACAACGAACAAAAAATACAATTTATATGATTCAAAAGATCATTTAGTTTGTTCTTTCCAATCTTATCAACAAGCATCAGTTTATAAATTAGCTTATGGTAACAGAGGTTGGTATATAAAATAAAAAAATAATGTATAAGTAACTAACCTCGGCTGGGAACAGTACAGAGACATCCTAAGCAGTATGGGTCATTGCGCAATTTAATCACATACTTCTGGGCGAAATATCATATAATCTTCCTAGGTAATGAAAGATATTTCAGAACCATAAAAGTAAATACATTGCGATTATGGTAGTCTAATTACTTATATAAAGGACGTGTTCCGAAATTAGCTTAGAGCAAAAATAGGTCATTACTGTAAAGTAAAGGAGACCGATGTGCGGTGGTGGCATACCTTAAGCCACACTTGGGGTAATAGCAAAGGCAGTCAATGCGTTGGTCTGAAAAACCAAAGATCTTGGTGCAATTCCAAGTTATCCCACTTTTATTGCGGAGTAGAGCAGTGGTAGCTTATTAGTCTCATAAACTAACGGTCGCAGGTTCGATTCCTGCCTCCGCAACATATTGGAGAGTTGGCTGAGTGGCTTAAAGCGCTGGTCTTGAAAACCAGAGGGCGGTAAAACGCTCCAAGAGTTCGAATCTCTTACTCTCCTCTTATATTGGAGATTTAAGCCTAATTGGTAAGGCAGCAGTTTGCTAAACTGCCAGTAATCGTAGTAATATGATGTATAGGTCCTATAATCTCCACAATTAATTAAAAAAAAAAGATTATGAAAAAATTTAATAATCATTTACTGCCAAATGGTTTATGGTATTTAGTACAAGCATACCTTATTAATACAGAATGGCAATGGTATAAGGACAATAATATTAAATATGAATCTAATACAAAATTAACTACTGCACAATTATCTAATTTAATTGCTACTGCTATTAGTTGGAGTGTAAAACGTATTCAATATAACACTGAAAATACTTAAAAAATAAATAAAAATCTATGGGTGATAATAGTTTAATTAAAACATCAGTATGTTAAACTGAAGATAGCAGTTAAAGTCTGCCTAAGCCTGTTATGCCCATGTCGTCTAATGGTAGGACATACGACTTTCTATCGTAGAATTATGGTTCGAATCCATGCTTGGGTACGATAAGTAAATCTTACTTACTTTTTCACGTCATTGTATTGTCGTTTATAAAAATACAACGGTAATAGATATTCCGTAAATATATCTAAGTACAAGCAGTAGTACTAATTAGTAATTCATAAGTAAGATATTGATTACTAAAACTGAAAACAATTATATTTATTATGATTGCAAATATAATATTTATAATTACAGTAAGTTTGTTATACTCTAATGTGGGTTTTGAACTTACTAAAATGGCAGTCTGGAGGGACAGGGAAACTCGCCAGTTTAACTGGAGATACAGGTTCGAATCTTGTGGCTGCTACTTGTTGAGCAAAGCGTTGTTCAATCTAGCAGAATACAAATTTTAAATACATCATTTTTAAACAAGTAGCAAGTTGTTGTGAAATAATTTGCTACACTTGCTTAGGTAGTCAAGTGGCCAACGACAGCAGGCTGTTAACCTGCCCCGAAAGGTTCATAGGTTCGAATCCTATCCTAAGCGCATTTATTAATTAAACATTTTATAAACAATGAAAAAGAAATATATTAAACCAGAAATTAAAACAATTAAGATAGATAGTGAACCTTGTATGAATAATACAAGTTGGCATGGAAGTGAAGAAAAATGGGTATGTCAATGTGATCAAGCTCCTGCTGAAACTATAGATGAATTATTTAACAAAGGACAAAAATATGGAAAATAAAGTATTCTTCGGAGAGAATGGTTTAACTTCAACAAGTGCAAATCATGTAGCTAATCTTGCTAAAGAGTTTATTAGCTCAAGTGAAAATTATCTCAACAGTATTTCATTTGTTAACTGTGAAGTAGGACTTATTGGAAGCGATAAAAATCAGACTTACAGTTTAGGAGTACGAGATTTAAGTAATGTTGAGTCTATATTAGCAGATATTGCTAAATGTAAAGCATTGATTGCTTGGTTACGTGAGGCTATTAAGGCTAAGAATAGCTTAATCTCAGATATTAATAATCTTAATATCTTTAGTTATTGTCAACTTAAAGAGATACCTTATCCTGAGCGTCCTCAACTTCCAAATTATCTAACAGCTGAAAAGTATTATGATTCTCTTCCTATTAAGGAAAGAAATGAGTATTACTCTTTAGAAGCAGAAGCCGCGACTTTAGGTCAGTTTATTCATCCTGGAGGTAATCTTAGTAAGCAACGTAGTTTGTTATCTGAGAAGCTAATGCATCCAATTAAATCTGAAGGTGAAGGAAGAGATACTGTATTGTATAAGTATAGTCCTTCTATTAGTTTGACAGAAGTAGATGACACTTTCTTTAAACTGCAATCTAAGCATAGAGAAATTCAAGCCAGATTAAATGGAATGAAGCATCTTTGTGAAGTAGCTATGCAGCAGGATCATCTGCAAAAGGGTAATGCTTACAAAGCAGCAGATACTGACTATTCTGCAAAAATGCACGAAATTGAAAATGAATGTAATATCTATAAAGAAGAAGAACTTGCTAAAGTTCAGAATCTTAAGATTGTCATTCCAAACTCTCTTGAATCTATCTATAAGAAGATACAATCATTGGGTAAATAAGAACTTAGAGGCTTGATCTCTTAATCTTATTGAATATGTTTAATAGGTGTCATTATACTAATATAATGTGCATTTTTAAGCCTAAAAAGCTTAATCAGTAAAATTGAAAATTTTATTTCTCAAAATGAACGCAGCCTCAACACGTAAAAAAACTAAAGTAATCCGAACAATTACTGCTCTTGATTTCGAAGAGGTAGCGTGTTCTTGATTTTGCTTTTATTTTAGTCTTAGTTGACATTTATTAAACATAACTCAATTTTAAATTTATGATTTTACATTTATTAATTTCTGTAATATTAGTATTGATCTTTGGATTGTTGCTTAATATTGTTAGAATAACAGCTAAAATTTATCTTGATGAAGTACGTAATTTGTAATTATAATAATTATTCATTAGTAGAAACAATCGAATCTGATAACTTTATAAAAGTTGAAGAAAGGTTAAAACAACTAAATAAGGGTTATAATAACGAATTAATTATAATATCCTTACATAGGTATAATAAACTTATTAAAGGATTACAGTCAAAAATAAATAGAATTAAAAATGTGTTAAGTTAAAAATATATGTGGAGAGGAGCAATGTTCTAATGCGTAGATCGTAATGGATTCCTAGAATTATTCAACCCTTTCCCTATGCGCTTATAGCTCAGTTGGTTTAGAGCACAGCACTTTTATACAGAGTAAACTGTAAATCAAACTTTAGTATTGACGAACGGTAAAGTCAGGCGACGGAAGCGGAAGGCTGGGAGTTAAGATACTTACAACTACTCCATTATAGGTTCGAATCCTATTACTAAAGCAATGCTGGGGTCCTGAGTTCGAGTCTCAGTGGGCGCACTTTATAAATTAGTATGTTAGTTTAATTGGTAAAAACGCCCGTAGTATATGGGAAGATATAGGGTCGGAACCTATACATACTACTTAAATTAGTTAAGGTATGAAAAAATTTAAAGGGCATTTATTGCCAGATGATTTATATTATTTGGTATTATCATATAATGATAAAACTAATTGGCAATGGTTTAAAGATAATAATTTAACTATTCCAAAAGACTTAGGATTTTCTTTAGTTAATAAATTATCTAGTCAACAATTAACAGATTTAATTCTAAATGCTGTTGATTTTAATCTTAATTTAATTAAATATGAAACTGAGAACAGTTAAGAAACATCTATTCAGAGAATTCTACTTTGATAACAATAGACAAGTAAAACCTGCGCAGAATAGTTATATATTAGAAATATTTAGTGACCATAAGAAATACAGAAAACCTTTAAAAGGATTAAAATATTTCTTTCCAGAAGATAAAAACATTCAAAAACATTTATGGGAATTTGAAAAGGAAGAATGGTATGAGTTACTAAGTATTTATCCTTATTGTAAATTACCAAATAAATTTAGAGGATATGCAGTTGCTTATTGTCAATGGTATGAAAAGTATTTTTTAAACAAATAAAATCTTTTAGGAAATATTGCACATGTGGTAATGTGTACTAGACTGTAAATATCTAGCGGCCCTGCCTTCGTAGGTTCGAATCCTCCACTTAATTTAAAATAAGAAATATGGAAAAAATAATTCATTTATATATAATTAATGAATGTGGTAAGAAATGTCCAATGTGTTGTAATAAGTTTTACAATATGGACAAGGTACCTACAATTACAGCAAAAGAATTAAAATCTGCTGATACTGTATGTTTAACTGGAGGTGATCCTTTTCTTTATAGTGGGTTACAGACGTTTATAATCAGACTAAGAGAACAATATCCTAATATTAAAAATTTATATGCTTATACATCTGGAAGTGCATTATACCATTATCTAGATCTTAATTGGATTTACTTTAGTAAACTTGACGGTATATCAATAGCTCCAAAAGATATTAAGGATTGGGTAGCATTAAAAAATATACTTCAAAATGATAGATATAATAGGTGTATATCTACTATGAAGTCTAACCGATTAATGGTATTTGATACTCAAAAGACTAACTTTAAAGAGTTTATAAAAGATATAGACTTGTCAATGTTTACTATCTTGGGTAGAAAATGGGATAAAGAATTTAATGTTCCTGATAATGAAATATTTAGGAAGTTACCTATATTATTTGATTCATATTATTTATAAAATTATGGACAGAAAAGAAGAAATTAATAAGGAAATTGACTTATTAGAGAAGCGTATAATTTCTTTAAAGAATGAACGTTACGATATTATTAAAAAAGAAAATCCAATTTATGTTGGTGATTGTTTTGTTCAATTTCGTAGAATTGGTAATGCTTATTATAAAATAATAAAAGTAACAGATAGAGATCTTATTTGTATTATGGTAAGTCACAATACTATCGAAAAAGGATATTTTATACGTGATAATTATCATACGGAAAAATGTTCTCTTGAAGAATTTGAAAAAGCATATAATAGAACTCTAAATTATATTACTAAAGATGAATAAGTATGAATTAGCAAAAGAAATCGAACTTCAAGAAGAACGATTACGACAACTAAAGAAGGAATATGTTGAAAAAAGTAAACCTAATCCAAAAGTTGGAAAATGTTTTGCGAGGTGGCAGTGCGATATTTATGTTTATTTTAAAATAATAGAAGTAAACATTAGTAAACACAGACCTATTAAAGCTATTAAGGTAATTAACAATCAAAGTATTGAAATTGTAGAATTATATTTAGAATATTATAATTTTCTTGCAGATATACCTACAAGACAGTTCGATGCTGTATATTCAGAAACTTTAGAAACAATATCAAACCATTATGAACAAGGATGAATTATTAGAAAAAATAAGAGAAAAGAATGAAGAATTAAAATCTCTTAATATAGAACTAAAAGAAATTCTTTTAGACGAAGATGCTAAGAATTTAGGTAAATGCTTTAAACAAAATCTTTATTCTGAATCTTATATTTATTATAAAATTATACAAATATCTCCAGAATATGGTAGATATAAAGTATTAAGTGTAACAAATAATGAAATATCTATACGCTACTGGTCTATAATAGAAGATTCTGAAGCATATCCTTGTTCTGAAGAAGAATTTGACGCTAAGTATGATTTAGTTACTAATGTAGCTTTAGCTAATAAAGTTATCAAATGAATCCATATAAAGCAGCTAAATATGTGTTAAATAGAACTAATGATAAAATAAATAAATCATTGGCTCTATTAGAAAAAGATTATGGTATAAAACCAAAAATGAAATATAAATTATTTATTTGGGAGTGCGGACAATAGTGTATGCAGATACGCAAGAGATCTCCAGAAGATATTAAGAGACACTATGTTCAAGTCATAGTAATGGTTAGTCATTTAGTTTAGGCTTGTAGAACGCTTAATAGCAACAGTGTGAAGAATAAATAATTTATACCTTTCTAAGTTAAGGGGTAACTTAGTTGCTCGAATACCCAGAGAACGCGTAAAACAGGGACTTTTGTATAGTTAAGTATAAAAACTATATAAGCAATATTGTATTTGCTATTAGCAATATTGTGATTACTCTACCTACTGAGTAAGAGTCTACGTAATTATAGGCTAGGAGTGTAGGGAATAGTGGGTACAGCCTAAATTAAATTGTAGGAACTTCTGTACGGCGAAGCTAGAGGGTGATTACTATGGATATGCCGATTACATATCTAATCTAGTGGAATAGTTATATTAGTAAGAATAGTACATTATATAAAGAACAGCTACACTTACTTAGGATTAATCCTGTTCTTTATTTAGCCTCATCGTCTAACGGTCAGGACACAAGGTTTTCATCCTTGCAATTGGAGTTCGATTCTCCATGAGGTTACTTAATTTTAAAATAAAAAATTATGGCAGCAGCTGATAAAATTTACTGTAAATATTACAGTGATTATTACGCATTTAAAAAATGGATAGAAAAATATAGACCAAGTTTGTTAGAAATTTTTGCTTTGTATGATTCACAACAACAATGGGAAGATATAATTGAAAGTAGTCACAATGAAGACCTTTTAGTATGTTATTTTCCTTATTACTTAACTAAATGGCTTCTTTGGCGATGTCCTGTTAGTGTCATTAGAGAAGAATTAGAAGAAAGAGGATATAAAACAAAATGGTATCATAAATTGTTTTTTAAGTATTAAACTATGAATAAAGATGAATTATTTAAATTAAATTCAGAAATAACTGATTTAGAAATAAAATTATCTAAGTTAAAAAGTAAGAGAAAACAACTGAAAGATAATATAGATTATTTAGTTGGATGTCATCTTACTAGAAGCAAGTTTTACTATAAAGTACTATCTATAAATAAAGAAGAACAGACAGTAGAAGCTTTATGTGTAACCTATGAAGAAGACGAAGAATATAGTATATCACTTCTTCCAGCTTTAAGTTTTGAATATATTAATGGTTTAGCATTAATGTCTTCAAAAGTATTTGAAAAACTGTATAAAGAAGTAATGGAAAAAATATCTAAATAATTATGTTAGTATTTTTAATTTATATATTAGGAAGTATTATTGCTTTCTTTTTATCTTTACATGTACTTTACTATTATAGTAAAAATAATAGTTATATGGTAAAATACCAAAGAAGATTTTTCGAAGAAGAAAGTCCGTTTATTATATTTGCATTTATATTTTCTTGGGTTGGAGTACTTGGGTGCTTAATGTGTTATATTGGTATTTTATTTAATAAATTTATAAATTATTTATCTAATAAATGGTTTAATGAATAAAGGAACTGTTACTAAATTTAAGAATTGGATTTTAGAAAATTCAAATCTTAAGCTTTTAGAGAGTAAATCTACCGAAAGTATATATCTTACAAATGATTCTTTAAAAATTAGAATTTCTGACCATATACAAGGTTCAGATCGTTCTAATATTCGGTTTGATATAAGTATTTTTATTCCAGAAGAAAGTAAACAATATATAGTCTCTATTGGATATAAAATTTATATTTATAATACTTTACTTGAAGTAAAGAATTTATTAATATCTGTATTTAGAATTAACTTAGGAATTGACAATTCTACTATTAATAAAGCTGTAAATAAACAAAAAGATGCAAATAAAGAAATTAATAGTGCATTATCGCAACAAATAGCTAATTTGTCTAAGAAAAACAATAAGTACAAAGAAAGAATAGCTAAGCTTGAGGAAAAAGCAGCTAGATATAATAAGCTAACGAAAGCTCATGATAAAAAATTAAAAGAATGTAAAAAGTTACAATCAAAATGTAATTCTTTTATGAATGACATTTCGGAAGCTAAAGATATAATATCTGAGTTGCAAAATAATCCAGAGGCTAGAAAAGCTATTCAAATCTCTAATAAAACTTATTATATTGATAACTTTCCTAAAGATATACAAGATCTATTAAGGGAATCTATACAATATTATAATAAGTAAAGTTTTGGGATATGGTGTAATGGTAACACAGCGGGTTTTGGTCCCACTATTCTTGGTTCGAATCCGAGTATCCCAACTATTATTAATTTTTAATCAAATTTTAAAATTATGAGTAAGAAGAATTTTGTAAATCTTATGCAAAGAAAGCATAAGGAGTTTGTTCAGTTTGCTAACGCAACTAACTATTACAAGAAGCATAATATCGAAAACCCTTTAGATAAGGAGTACGAATAAATTATGGAAACAAAAGAAGTAAAGATTACTATCCCAGAGGGATATGAGATTGATGAACAGAATTCAACTTTCGAATGTATTAAGTTTAAAAAGAAAATTGAAGTAAATACTTGGCAAGATATACCTAAATTACAAGGTTTCTATATTTTAGAAGATTCTACAATAAAGGAACTTGATCCAGTTTATCATAACATGAGGGCGATGAGAGAAAACACCAATGTTTTCATAAATAGAAAATATGCTAAGTCAGTATTAGCTTTAGCTCAAATCTCTCAGCTTATGCCCTATTATGGCGAAGAAATTACTGACGAAGAGTGGAAAAGTGATATTTGTAAATATTCAATAACAATAAGTAGTAATGGAAATATTCACAAAATGGCTACTATATATATTAAAGATATGATATCTTTCCATACGGCAGAACAGAGAGATAGATTTCTTTCTTTTCCAGAGAATGTATAATTAGTCAAGGATTTATACATGGTGGATTAAAACTATGAATAATTTAGAAAATTATTGTAAGCTACATAAGAAAGTTTACTTTACAGATAATAATGGAGTTATTTACAAATATATTTATAATAAAAATCATTTTGTAAAATTAACTCATTGGTCTATAGGTGAAGAACGTAGAGTTGATGTTGAATATTTATCTAAAGAATATAATAATAAAGAATTAAAGGAATTAAAAGCAACTAAAGCTAATGAGTTAACTAATCAATATTGGAATAACCTTACTCGAGAATGGGAGTACGATGGTCGTAAGTATAAAGTTTTATCTATAAAAGATGGACTTGCTCAAGGTATTAGTCCTGAAGATGATGGAAAATTGCACATAGCTTCTAAAAACTATAGTGGTCTTTATATTATAAATCGTAGATGTTATATAGGATTATATCAGAATAGAATAGTATGGTATATTTATGACTCTTATATAGAAAAATGTGCAATGTATAAATTTATAAATATTAATACTATATCTACTTCTTGCCTTATAGGATATACTAATAAGAAAAATATTAGACCTATTATTGATTGTGAAACTAATGAATTTCTTTAAAAATTTCATAGAAAGCTATAAACATATCCCATATACTATAAAACATATATGGGCTATGTATAAATTACAACTTAAATATATTGGATATATTAAGTTTCCATTTCATGACTTAGATAAATTGTTTATGTATATATTCTTAGGATTTATTGGAATTAAAAAGATTTCAAATATTCATAGAAAATACGTTAAACACCATCTTAGTTTAGGTAAAAGATTTACATCGGATAATGTTTTAGAAGCTGTATTAGATTGGGAATCTGCTCGTTTTACTAAACCAGATAAACCTCTTAATGCTTGGAATACATGTCTGAAGTATTATCCAGAATGGAAACTATATGTAGAAGATATATTGTTGAAATATAAAATACCTAAATAATTATATAATGGACTGATCGTTTATGTTCGTTCAGTTTAAAAGAAGGATACAATCTGTTGAAAACTACGGGAAGGTAATAGTACTAAACCTCGACTCCGAACCCATTATATAATTTTAATTATTAGCCAAATCCAGTTAAGGCTTCACACTGGTTGGGTAGTATACATCCGTAGATGCTGCACGTAAAATTAAAAGACAATATCTCGGAGTAATACTTAAGTTTAAGTTGCAAATTATTCATAAGTAGCTGGGTTGGTAACCTTACAACCAAAATTAATGGCTCAGTGGTGGAATAGGTAGACACGAGGGACTTTGATCAAATTTATTGCTACCTCAAGTATTTATTTTTAAGTTACTTAAATTTTTATTTGGAAGTCGCGTTTATTTTAGTATATTTACTTGTATTAAAAATTAAAAATATGAGTAGAAGAAAATGGACTGACGATTAGTTAAAATTGGCTGTTAGTAATAATAAGTCAATTGCTGGAGTAATTAGAGACCTAGGGTTAAAACCTGCTGGTGGAAATTACAATACAGTAAACCAAAAGATTAAAGAACTTAATTTAGATATTTCTCATTTTACTGGAAAAGGATGGAATGTTGGTTTAAAATTTAAACCTAATAAAGCTAAACCACTTTCTGAAATTTTAGTAAAAGATAGTAACTATCAATCTTATAAGTTAGTAAAAAGATTACTTTCTGAAGAGGTTAAAGAGAGAAAATGTGAATGTTGTAATAGAACTACTTGGAATAATAATCCTATTCCAATAGAATTACACCACATAAATGGGGATCATCATGATAATAGGATAGAAAATTTACAAATTTTATGTCCAAACTGTCATGCCCAGACTGATAGTTATAGAGGTAAAAATATAGGTAAGAGCACTCAGGAGGAAACAACTGATGTGAATGTGGGCTAACTCGGCGAATGGTATACACCTTTAAGATATACAGAACGCCGAACTAAATCAATAGTAATACTATTGTAAATGCGTAACGACTATATACCCACCCCTAAACATTTTTATGCATGGAGAAGACATAGTCTAGGTGAGCAATACACCTGAAAATCCCTTGGGCAGTAATGCCCGTGCAGGTTCGAGTCCTGTCTGAGCTACTCTAAAATATATAAAAGATGAATACGTTACAAACTTTATTAATTATTCCTATAATATTTTTAGGATATCTTTATTTTGCGTTAATTACAGCGTTGTGGTGTGATTATGTAAAAATAAAAAATGAGTGTATTAGTAGTTTATTATATTTAATAACTATTTTTATATCTGTATTTACATACATTTATTTACTTAAATTAATTTATTAAAAATTTATGAAGAAATTTATTCTTTTCATGATGGCTACTATGTTTAGCCTCATCGTTAATGCTCAAACAGCATTGCAAACAACTAAAGTACTTGATAATACCTATATTGGTATTAATGGCGGTGTTACTACTCCTATGAGTTTAGATAAGGCACTTCCACTTAATCCAACTTTTGGTATTCGAGTAGGTAAGGACTTTACTCCAGTTCTCGGTGTAAATGTAGAAGGAACTACATGGTTTGGTTCTAACTTTGATTACAAGATTGGTAAGAATATGTTTAAGGCAGTTAATGTAGGGGTAAATCCAACAGTTAATCTAACTAATCTATTTAAGGGATATATTGGATCTCCTCGTAAGTTAGAATTTGTAACTGTAACAGGTCTTGGATGGATGCATAATTTTGGTACTTCTACTAATTCTTTTACTTCTAAGATGGCTATTGATATGGTATGGAATCCATGTTCTTTCCTTAGCTTTTATGTAGAACCTGGAGTATTTTGGAATCTTAGTCAAGGAAAGAAGCAAGTAATGGAAGTTTCAGGATTTTATGACAAGCCAATTAATACTATGCCTTATTTAACTCAAGCTATTACACAGTATAATTCAGTACAATTTGATAAGAATGGTGCTCAGTTATTTGTGAATGTTGGAGTTACTTATAAGTTTAAGACATCTAATGGAACTCATAATTTTAAGTTGTATAATATTGACAATTTGAATAATGAAATTAATTCTCTTAGAAATGATCTTAGTAAGAAACCTACTGAAGTAGTTAAAACAGTAACTAATACTGTAGTTAATACTGTAGGTACTTATGTAGTATTCTTTGCACAAGGTAGTTCTGAACTTTCTAATGAAGCATTGCTTACACTTAATAAAGTTAAGGGTGATGTAATAGTTGAAGGATTCGCATCGCCAGAAGGTTCTTCTGACTTTAATCAAACTCTATCAGAAGAGCGTGCTAAGGTAGTTGCGGATTTCTTGAAGCTAAAGAAGGTAAACGTTATCGAATCTGTTGGAAGAGGTGTTACAGGCAATACTTCTAATAGAGTAGTAATTGTTACTAACAAGTAAAAAAATAATTTATACGAGGGGAAGGTGATACTGAATTGGCAGTTGGAAAACACTGTAGCAGCAAATGTGTGATTAGTGTTAAATGGGTGTATTCAAAGGCGAATACAATGGTAACTATAAAAGGGCGCAAACGGTTGGAGTCCGTGCTTATTTTATATTAATTAATTTTAATATATTCCCGAGCAAATTACCCTATAATAGATGTAGTATAAATTACAATAAAAAAGGCTTATATTAATATTACCAAACCAGAAGCCTTGAGCCTTAGTTGGCGACAGACCATTGGGTAATTCCATAGGAGTGCTGTTAGGGTAGTCGAGATATTTATAAGTTCACTCGTAAAAAGAACTTTATAGAGAGTAAACCTTGATGGTGATAGGACCTGCCTGCTAAGCAGTGTGTACATTAATTTGTATTCAGTTCGATTCTGATGCTCTCTGCTAGTATTATTAACTAAAATATTAAAAAATGAAGAAATTAATTTTATTTTTAATGTGTACTTTATTTTGTCTAACTTCATGTAAAGAACACTTTTCTGATGGAGAAAGAGTAGGTACAGTAACTAAGTTTTCTAAAGCTGGAGTAATCTGGGATTCTTGGGATGGACATCTTAACATTACTCAAACAGGAATGAACTCAGCTGGCGAGCCTTTTGCTTTTTCATTGGATAATGATAGAAGCGATCAAGATTCTATTGTAAAATTGCTTACTGAAGCACAACTTAAAGGTTGGAAAGTTAAACTTTTATATCATCAAGTTTGGGGTCTTAAGAATGTTTTTAATAATAGAGGTGAATCTGATTACTTTGTTGATGATGTAGAAATTCTCGATAAGAATTTTTCAAAACCTTTAGAAATTATAAATAATAATAAAGATAATACTAAAGGAAGTGTTATTGATACTATTTATGTAGTTATTGATAAAAATAAGCAATAAAAAGTATCTGAGTCTTATTAGTTCTTCATATAAAGAACTATATCTCCCTTTAGCTCAATAGGATTAGAGCAATATTCTTCTAAAATATAGGTTATAGGTTCGAATCCTATAAGGGAGACTTAATTTTTAAAATTATTTTATAAATATGTGTACATTATTATATCTTATAGGTATATTTTTAGCATTAACTATAGGTTCTACATTTTTATATAGAGAAGCTAATAAAGAAGGCACAAAGTACGAAAAAATAGAACACTTTAATCAATATTTTTGGATAATAGTGTTTATTAGTCTACTTTCTTGGATTGGATTAATTTTATACTTAGTGTTAGCATTTATGTATTTAATTATAGCAATAGCTTATCCAACTATTGATAAATATTGGACTTTATTAATGAATAAAATATTTTAATATGTTTAATACAATATTTCTTATCTTTTGTTATTTCTTTGTAGGATTTATATTGTCTCTTCCTTATATTTATCTAGCTGATAAATTCTGTAAATTAAGTGGATATCGTATGAAAGATTTACCTTCATCTATGCTTATTCTATTTGCTTGGCCTGTAGGATGGATAGCAATTCCTATAATGTTATTATTAATAATTGAGTATATAATTAAAGAATCATGACTTTTGAAGATTTTAAAAATGAAATAAATAATGTAATTGTACATCGTCCAAAACATATTAGAAAAGGACAAGCTGTATTTAATTACATAGATTCTAAATATGGTGTTGCAAGAGCAGTTCAATTTGACGATAATGTAGATTGTTTCTATAGAGATGATCAAATAGAAGAGTTCTTACAAAAAGCATATAAAAGAATAATTGCACATCTTTAGTAAGACTGTGTTTCAAGATTAGCTACTCGAGAAAGTATTGCATATCTTGCGTATAGGTGGATTATTTCCACCTATTTTTATTTGGGGCTGTTTGGTTTTGATTGTATAAGGAAGTAAAAATAACATGCAAAGACTGATGGAAAGACATCAACTCAAATTAAATGCTAAGGTTATTCCTATGAACAGCTTTGCTGTTCGCATTGCAGCTTAATGACTGCCGAGCTGGTAACTTGCTTAGGAACAGAAAAGTTACAAATCTATAATTAAGTTACTCCTTCTTTAAAAAGGAAATTTCTACATATTTTATATATAAAGATGATGTAACATCTATAAAAAACTAAGCATGTAAAATTATTTGAGGTATTTATGCAAGACACGGGTTCGACTCCCGTCAGCTCCACTCTGAATATGTAATTTAGTTGACTACTGACTGTAAATAGTAGGTGACTTCTAGGGCTGTTCAACATGTAAACAACCTAGGTAATGGCATACCTGTTAAAATCAAAGCATGCTAAGGGTACTCGTATGAGTGCCCTTTATTTTTTAAAGATAGTATATAAATTTGTGAATAAATATGATACAGAAGGATTTAGCAGAAGAATACGCACTAAAAGAATACAAATATATAAACGAAGAAAATGACCTCATTTTTGAAGATAATAAGTGCTTTACTTTTGATGATATTAAAGAAGCTTTCAACGCAGGACGTGAGAGTATTATAGAAAATATACCAAGGTTAAATTGGGAACAGCGATCTGCAGATCAATATACAGCTGAAACTCCTTTTGAAAAATATATTATTTTAGAAAGGATTGAAAATAATAAAACGTTTTATTTAGTAAAATTAAATGATGAAATTTATAAAGACACAGACTTACAAACGTTGAAATTATATATCGAATGTTTTTATTTATATAAAATCAAACAAACATTAGGAGTATGAAAGATAAAATATTATATAACAAAAGAACATGGCTCAATAATGAGAATTCTCCTTCAACAGGTAATGTAATTTGTTTCGATGGATATACTACTTATCACGGAGAACAAAAACGTAATATCTTCTTACAAGTATCTGATTGTAATTGGGCAGCAAGATTGCATAAGAGTGAAAGTGATAGCGTTGTTGATTTTATTAACAAAGTAAAACTTCTACATAAAGAAATTGGCATTTTTATAAGCCACCTTGAAAATAATTTAGATTAAATAAGTACTTGGTTTATGAAATATATCGAAATTAAAGTTCCAATTCTTTTAAGAAGAGATTTCAAACAATGGTGGTTTATTAAAAAAATTCAATTATTAACTACATGTATTAAGCTAATTAATAAATTATATATTAAACATTGTATAAAGCAAAAAGATTTATTTGAAAAAATAAAACAAATAAGTCCAGAAGAAACAAAAGAAATACATTCATTTTTACGAGCAACAATAGATCTAGGATATGATATAAGTAAAGAATATCATTCTATAGAATCTGAGTAATAATATTAAATTAGCAATAGAATATGGAAATAACTATGAATATAATATTCTTTGGTATTATAATCGTCATATTAATAATATGCACTGGTACTATGATAGGTGTGGATAAATTAAGAAAACACATAGATAATTTATTTCAATACCAAATCAGATTACATAGATTATGTTTCGATATGTATTCAATTAGTTTTCCAGAATATGCAATAAAGGATGAGATAACCTGTAAATATAAAATAGGCTGTCTTATAAAACATATTGATGATGTATTAGAAAAATTAGAAAATAAACAAACTATTTAATATTTAATAAATGGACGAATTAAGAAGAGAATATATCATTCCTGTGCATATTTAAATCATTCGGAAATGATTGATTGTTATTTACCCAATAAAAAGAGTAAATCACGTGCAGGATCAATACCATACACAAGTAAAAGAAAAAAGAAACGTAAAAAGTAAAATAATATGAAAATAGAATTACAATGCGGAGATAAAGTCGAAATTCCTGAGGGTTGTATTGCACAAATAGATGATAATAAAATTACTATTAAAGAAAAAATTAAAGATTTTAAAGATGGTGATGTAATTATTAGTGATTTTCTAGGACCTTATGAACTTAAAATCATTATGATTTATAATGGCACAAGATCAAATGATGGTGGGTATAATTGTTATGTTTTTAGAAATCATAATGGAAAAATTAAAATAAATAATAAT